GTTTTGGGATATTAAAGAATTAGAAAAGCTAAGAGCAGAACTGCCTTTAGCTAAATGGTCTGCTCAATATCAGCAGAACCCTACCGCAGAAGAATCAGCTATCATTAAAAGAGAATGGTGGCGTGTTTGGGAACAAGATTATCCACCACAATGCGATTTTATTATACAGTCATGGGATACTGCGTTTTTAAAAACACAGCGTTCTGACTTTTCAGCTTGTACGACATGGGGTGTTTTTTATCAACCCGATGATCATGGGGTTACACAACCACAAGTAATCTTATTAGATGCTTACAAAGAAAGACTTGAGTTTCCTGATTTAAAAAGAAAAGCCTTTGAAATGTATCAAGAGTGGCAACCAGAAGCATTTATTGTAGAAGCCAAAGCAGCAGGCATGCCTTTAATCTTTGAACTAAGACAAATGGGAATACCAGTTTCAGAATACACCCCTAGTCGTGGAAACGATAAAATAGCTAGGGTTAATGCGGTTGCAGATTTATTTGCATCCGGAATCGTGTGGGCTCCAGAAAGGAAGTTTGCAGAAGAAGTGATTGAAGAATTTGCTTCTTTCCCATCTGGAGACCATGACGATTTAGTAGATTCATCTACACAAGCACTGATAAGATTTAGACAAGGTGGTTTTATTGGTTTAGAATCTGATGAACCAGAGGAAGACTTGCCCCCTAGAGAAGCAAATTATTATTAATGAAAATTTATCTTACATCTTTTATTTATAATGACAAAGAGTATGAAGGACCAAATATTCATGCTGATTCATTTGATTCTGCAATTCTTATAGCAGAAGAACAAAATTTAAAAGTGTGTGGCGAACTTACAGAAATATTGCAAAATATTATAGATAAAGAATTAGATGATAATAAAATATTACATTAGGAGATTGAATGGCAGAAAAACCATTAAAAACCCCAGACAAGATAGTTAAAGATTCTCCTTTAGAAGTTTTAGTAACTAACCCTGATGAGGTCGCAGTATTGACCGAAGATGGGGGGATGATTATAGATTTTGAAGAAGGTGCTGAATTTGGCACTCCAAACTTTGACGACAACATAGCTGAGTTCATGGAAGATGGTGAACTAGAAGTATTAGCATCAGAGCTAATACATTATTTTAATTCTGATAAAGAATCACGCAAAGATTGGGAACAAACTTATACGAAAGGTTTAGATCAACTAGGATTAAAGATAGAAGAAAGAACTTTGCCTTGGCAGGGTGCTTGTGGTGTATTTCATCCATTGCTTACAGAATCAGTTGTAAGGTTTCAAGCCGAAACCATTACTGAGATATTTCCAGCTAAAGGTCCTGTTGATGTTAGGATTGTTGGTTCAATAGATCAAGAAAGCCAAGATCAATCTGTCAGAGTTAAAGATTATTTAAACTATTTGCTGACAGACAAAATGACAGAGTATCGAACTGAAACAGAAAAGCTGTTATTTAATTTACCACTAGCAGGTTCTGCATTTAGAAAAATTTATTTTGATCCTATGTTAGACAGACCTGCAAGTATGTTTGTGCCAGCAGAAGACTTTGTTGTAAGTTATGGTGCATCTGATTTAACAACTTGTGATCGTGCTACACACATAATGAAAAAAAGCACCAACGATATTAAAAAATTACAGGTCATAGGTTTTTACAAAGATGTAGATTTACAAGAACCTTCAGATGATTTAACAAACATTCAGTCTAAGTACAACGAACTAACAGGCGAAAGACAAACTTACGAAAATGATAATCGCCATACCATACTAGAAATGATGGTTGATTTAGACTTAAAAGGATTTGAAGATAGAAAAGATGGACAAGTAACAGGTATAGCATTGCCTTATGTTATTACTTTAGATTATCAATCAAATAAAATATTAGCAGTACGCAGAAACTTTATTGAAGATGATCCATTAAAAAAACGCAGACAACACTTTGTACATTATCAATACTTACCCGGAATGGGATTTTATGGCTTTGGATTGGTTCACTTAATAGGTGGCATAGCTAAGTCTGCTACAAGTTTATTAAGACAACTCGTAGATGCAGGTACATTATCTAATTTGCCGGGTGGTTTAAAATCAAGAGGTTTAAGAATTAAGGGTGATGATACTCCTATCATGCCCGGAGAGTTTCGTGATGTGGATGTGCCGGGTGGTGCAATTAAAGACAATATTACTTTTCTCCCATATAAAGAACCTTCTACTACCTTATACTCCCTTTTACAAAACATTGTAGAAGAAGGTAGAAGATTTGCTTCTTTAGCTGACATGAAAGTTTCTGATATGAATAATCAGGCTCCAGTCGGCACCACACTCGCATTGTTAGAAAGATCATTAAAAGTTATTGGATCAGTACAAAGCAGAATTCATAATTCAATGAAACATGAATTAAGAATATTATCTAAAATAATTTATGACTATGGACCCACTGAGTATCCTTATAATATAAAAGGTAAAGAATTATTAAAAGAAGATTTTGATGGCAGGGTTGATGTAATACCAGTATCTGATCCTAATGCTTCTACTAAAGCACAAAAAATTATGCAGTATCAAGCTGCACTACAGTTATCACAACAAGCACCGCAAATGTATAACATGGAAGAACTCCACAGACAAATGCTTGATGTGTTAGGCATTAGAGATGCAGATAAGATTGTTCCACTTGAAACTGAGATAGCACCTACTGATCCGGTATCAGAAAACATGAACATGCTAAACAGAAAACCTGTTAAAGCATTTATGTATCAGGATCACGAAGCACATATTAAAGTTCACATGGCTGCTATGAATGATCCTAAAATGAGAGAGATGGTAGGACAAAGCCCTAACGCTAACGCTATCTTAGCTGCATTTACAGAACATGTAACAGAACACATAGCATTTCAATATCGTAAAGAAATTGAAAAACAACTTGGTGCACCATTGCCACCACCTGATGAACCGCTACCAGAAGATATTGAATTGCGTTTATCAGAACTTGTATCTGAAGCTGCTGAAAGAGTCTTAGCTACAAATCAAGCAGATGAAAGACAAGAAGAAATTAGAGAACAACTAGAAGACCCAGTTATACAACAACGAGAACGAGAGTTAGACATTAGACAAGCTGAAGTATCAAGAAAAATGAAAGCTGATGCAGAAAGAATTGCTCTTGATTTAGAGAAAGCTAAAGCAACAACTGAAGTTGAAAAAGAAAGAATAGCTTCACAAGAACGCATAGCTGGTGCTAACATAGGATTAAAAGCTGCTACAGAAAGTAAAAAAATATCTAGCAAAGAACAAATAGAAGGTGCTAAGATAGGCAAAGACATAGCAGAAACATTACTGGATAACGAGTGAGTGGATCAACTGAAAATATAGTAGAAGCTATACAAAAGAAGATTCGTGAGCATATGAATGAACATGCTGATCACTTATCCGGTGGTGGATGTAAAAGTTTTGAGGAATACAGATATTTAACAGGTGTAATATCTGGACTCGCCTTAGTAGAAAGAGATATACTCGATCTGCTAGAAATAGTAAATCGTCAAAATTGACGCAAGGACCTAGACCTAATCTAGTGCACAGGAGAAAACATGACAAAACCTGCAAAAGATATTCAACCAAAAGAGGTTGAAGCAACAGACAAAGCAAAACAACTCCCTATTCCGAAGGGGTACAAAATTCTAATCGCATTACCTGAAATTGAAGAAGCTACCAAAGGTGGAATCATTAAGGCATCTGAAACTCGTAGAGTCGAAGAAGTTGGTTCTATCATAGGATTCGTTTTAGAAATGGGTGATGATTGTTATAAAGATGAGAACAGATTTCCAAATGGTCCTTATTGTGATAAGGGCGATTGGATTATTATGCGTTCTTATTCTGGCACTAGATTTAAAGTGCATGGAAAAGAATTTCGTTTAATCAATGATGATAGTGTAGAAGCTGTTGTCCAAGACCCAAGAGGAATAGTAAAGGTAATTTAATATGTCTGAAAATAATACCGCAAATCAAGAAGTTGAACAGGTAGAACAACCTGTAGAAACTTCAAGAGAAGAAAAATTCTTTGGAGTAAAACATCAAATCGGTAAAGATAAAGATGCTCCTGAAGAAAACAATTCTGACCTTCAAGTAGAAATCATTGATGATAGACCACCTGAAGATCGTAAGCCACCTAAATCTAAAACTGCATCTGACGATGTACAAGAAGAAATAGAAGGCATTAACGATAATGTTCAGAAACGCATTGATAAACTCAAGTACGAGTTTCACGAAGAAAGACGAGCAAAAGAAGCAGCCGAAAGAGTACGAGAAGAAGCTGTAACTTATGCTACAAATGTTCAAGGTGAAAACAAAAGACTATCAGCTTTAATTAATAAAGGTGAAGAAGCTTTGCTAGGACAAATCACAGCTAAATCTAGTGCTGAGTTAGAACAAGCAAAAGCTGAGTTTAAAGATGCTTATGAAGCTGGTAATACAGATAAGATGTTAGAGGCAAATGAAAAAATTCTTGCAGCACAAGTTGATAAGAAATCTGCCTCTGATAAGTTAGCTTATTACCAAAGACAACAGGAAGCTGCTCAACAACAAATACAGCAACCTGTGCAACAACCCCAGCAACCGCAAGTGCCTATTGATCCTAGATCAACTAAATGGTTACAAGAAAACACATGGTTTCAACATCCTGAGCATGAAGAAGCCACTGGTTTTATTATGGGGTTACATAAAAAATTAATCGAACAAGAAGGTATTCATCCTAATTCTGATGAATATTATGATAGGATTAATAAAGGCAAAGAACAGATTTTTAAAGCTTTAGAGAACAAAGATGATGCTGTAACTACTGAACCTGAAGAAATTCAAGAAGAAGTAGAAACTGTGATCTCTAAAAAACCCTCGAATGTTGTAGCACCTGCAACAAGAAATAATGGTGCTATGCCTCGCAAAGTACAGTTAACAGCAACCCAAGTGTCCCTCGCAAGGCGATTGGGTATAACACCAGAACAGTACGCCAAACAACTCGCAAAAACGGAGAATAAATAATGGCAGATGAAAATAAAGTAACCGAAGAAGTTACTAGAGCAGCAAGAGAAACAGAATCCAGAGAGGCTTCTGCAAGACCCCAAAGTTGGGAACCACAATCAAAACTACCTAGCCCTACACCGCAAGATGGATGGGTTTTTAGATGGGTAGCTACAAGTGTTTTAGGTCAAGCTAATAACACTAATGTTAGTGCTAAATTTAGAGAAGGTTGGCAACCTGTGAAAGCAGAAGACCATCCTGAACTACAGTTAGTATCTGATGTGGATTCTGAATGGGCGAAAAAAGGCAACTTAGAAGTAGGTGGTTTATTACTTTGTAAAGCTCCAAAAGAGCTTATGGAGCAAAGAGATGAATACTACAGACAAGCTGCTGCGGACCAAATGGAAGCTGTGGACAACAATTATTTAAAAGAAAATGATCCTCGGATGCCTCTGTTAAAACCAGATCGCAAAAGTAGGACTACATTTGGTGGCTCTAAGTAACACTTAATATTTTATTTAGGGCTGTTATTTAACCTCTTTATAGGAGAATATAAATGGCTAGTTCAGCTACCCCAATGGGTGCAGAGCCAGTAGGTTGTATTAGTTCTAGTGGTTCCTTTACAGGAAAAGTTAGACATTACAAAATAGCCTCTGGTTATGGCACCGCTATATTCTATGGAGATTTTGTGAAGATAGTATCTTCCGGTACAGTTGAAAAAGACACCGGTACTACTGCACTAACCCCCATAGGCGTATTTGTAGGCGTTTCATACACCGATCCAAATACAAATCAAAAAACATTCTCACAAACATTTCCTGCTTCATTAGCAGCAGATGATATTAGTGCGTATGTTGTTGATGATCCTTACCTAGAAATGAAAATGCAAGGAGACGCTTCTCTTGCACAGACAGCTTTAGGTAACAATGTTGCTGTGGTTCAAACCGCAGGAAGCACTACGATTGGTCGTAGTAAAAATGCTGTAGATTCATCTACCATTGCTACAACCAATACATTACCACTTAGAATTATGCAGTTCATAGATGGACCAGATAGTTCTGTTGGTGATTCTTTCACCGATGTCATCGTTAAATTTAATGTTGGACATCAACTCGATAACACAACTGGCGTTTAATTTAGGAGAATAATA